TCTACTCAAAATGATTTACGCTATTTGCCTTCTGCTAATTGCAACAGGTTTTGTAATGGCAGCTTTAACTGACTACACAATTAAACACTATGACCCAAAGCACAAAAGAATATATAGACAAGTATTACGCAAGTGAGCCTATCAGCATTATGATGTCTAACATTGATGCGACCTATCTGGAGATACTTACCTACTGCAACGAGAAAGGTTACGAACCTGCAAAGCGTAGAATGAGAAGTCCAGAACATAAGTCAAAAATTGGCTTTTTTGACATTGATAACTACAAACCCGAAACAATATAAAATTAGAAATATAATTCCAATTTAAAAATTTAGTATTTATACTTAATATTAATTAAATAAATTAAATTAACTTTCTACTTTATTAAAACAATTAAAACAATACAAATGAAAAAAACAACAACAAACCCCACGTACGCATCAAACAAATCTACTGATTTAGTTAATTATTTAAATGAATCAGGAACAGGTACTTTAAGTCAATCATTTATGCCTTCTTATTTAAATGAGCCAATTAAAATAAGTAGTAACGATTTTTTTCCATCTACTAGCATTTTTGCTACTGTTGATGGAGAAATTACAGACATAATAAATATAAAAGATTCTTTTAGGTTTTTACCACAAGAAGAAAAACTTAAAATAGTTTCAGTATTACTTGAGTGGTGTGCTGCTGAAACATCTAAACTTACTTAACCAAAACGAAAGCTAATGAAAACCGCAATGCAAGAATTAAAAGATAATTCATTATTTACTGAAGGAGAAGAATACATACAAATTGTATTAAAGAAAACCGAATGGATTGAATTACTTGAAAAAGAAAAAGAGCAATTACAAGAGTTAAAAGATAAAATAGAGTCGCTTCAATATGAATTAAAAGAAGAACGTGATTATTAAATTCCAAAAACAAATAACTATGAATACTATGACCGTAATACTAGGATTAGGTACATTATTGGCTGGCTTTGTATTAGGATTTACTTTGCACTTTTTAATGTCAAAAATGGAAGATGCAAAAACTTATACTAATGGTTTTAGAGATGGGATGCAAGCCGAGTTTAAAATAATTTATGAAATAATATTAAAATCAAATAACCAAAACAAATAACCTATGAACTTAAATAAATATATTTTAAAACCATATAACTATTCTAGTTACAAACTAAGAGGTTGGTTTGGTAGAAAACTTTATCTTTTAAGTAGAAATTTAAAAACAAATAACCTATGACTAATAAAGAAAAAAACAATTTAAGATTTGCTATAATACTTGGATTTGTAATTGGTATTTTATTTACAATATCGTTATTAAAAAATTTTAAATATCTATAACCAAAACAAATAAACCTATGAGATACCATAGATTAAAAACATTAGCTCCATATTGGGAAAGAGTACAATCGGGAGAAAAGACATTTGAAATAAGAAAAAATGATAGAGATTTTCAAGTTGGAGATATAGTTGAATTAGAATATTATGACCCAAAAGAACCAGTAGTACAATTAGCATACAACTATAACCCTCCAATGATAATTACAACTGAAATTAAATACATTTTTAATGGAGGTAAATTCGGATTAGATGCTGATTATTGTGTAATGGCAATTGAAATTATTAACCAAACCAAATAAACCTATGAAAACATATACATTAGAACTATATTCAGGAAATAGAACTATTGAATATACAATTATCGCAGATTTTTATGAACCAAGCATGTGCGGTCATTACACATTCTTTACTCAAAATGAGGAAAGGAGAAAAAATACTGTAGTAGCATCATTCCCTATTTGTAGAACAGTAATAGCTAAAATAGACAACCAAAACAAATAACCTATGGAACTACAATTAATTTTTGAAACAACAAAAGAACAAAGGGTGGAGTTTACCCACCAAGTAATTGAACGCTTAAACGCAGGGGAGCTTGACCCGTTAAAAACGCATATACAGGTAAAAGCCTTAGAAGATATGCTTGACACATTAAAGAACAACAAGGACTATAAAGATGCCGTATTACAAGCAGCCGTATTAAATGGCAAGGACTTTGAGTATATGAGTGCCAAGTTCAACATCAGAGAGGTAGGGGTTAAATACGACTTCTCTAAATGCGAAAGCACAGACTACGAGGAGATAATGGCTGACTTCAACGATGCTACAAAGCGTAAAAAGGACATGGAAGAGTTCTTAAAGAAGGTGCCACATCAAGGGCTTGAAATTATTAACGGAGTTACTGGCGAGGTTAAAAAGGTTTACCCACCGGCAAAGAGTAGCACCACAAACGTAGCCGTATCATTAAAATAATAAAAATATTATACTTCTTTGTAATTTGCTTACCTTTGGCAGCGTTATGCTACATAGGTGGGCATCTTGCTTATGAGATAATGTTAAAACTAAGAAAATGACTTGGAACGAATTAACAGTTTGGCAGTACCAACAAATCTATCCAATAGTTACTAAGCCTGAGAAGGATTGGACTAACTTAGATGTAGAGAGTAAGTTAGTAGGCATAATCTACAACCTTACAGACACTCAGGTGGATAGCTTAACTATTCAGCAGTTCAATAACCTGAGAACTACACTAAGTTTCTTAGACGATAAGATAGAAGGTAAGCCGGTCAGGTACACAGAAGTAAACGGCAAACGTTATAGATTTATCTATGATGTTCAGCAGATTAAAGCAGCCAGATACATCGAGAGCAAAGTATTTAGCACCGACTTAGTTGGTAACCTGCACAAGTTAGCAGCCTCTATGGTTATGCCTCAGCGCAGGACTTGGTACGGCAGATGGGTAGATGATACCTACGATGCAGCAAAGCATAGCGATTATGCAGCAGACCTACAAGCCTCTAACTTTATGCATATTTATCAATCGGTTGTTTTTTTTTATCAAGTATACAGAAATTGGATAGAAGTTTCTCAGGCTTATTTGATACAAGAGATGATGGCGAAGGGAATGACACCGGAATTGGCACAAGAGGCGGTTCAAATTTTATGCAGCAGTTTGGATGGCAATATTGCGCCAAATCTGTTGCCGACCACGAAAATATCACAGTTGACGAAAGCTATGAACTTACAACAATCCAATTCTTAAACACCCTATCCTACTTAAAGGCAAAAGCTGACTTTGACAAGGAGCAGCATAGGAAACTTAAATAAGACCCCCAGACAAGCCCTGCCATTTTTGGTGGGGTTAGTTATTTTTATACCTTCCTTATATTTATTAGCGTGAGTATATCAAGGGCGCAAATAGAAGCATTAAGGAACGGCTTTATACAAAGTATAGGCAGCACAGGTTTTAGTGCAGTAAAGCCGGGTGAACTACCTGTTGTAGAGGAGACACTTGCTTTGTATGGTAAGGCTTTTAATGATGCCTTAGTTAAGATATTAGACCAAGACAATATAACAAGCTCCGGCAGATTAGCAGAACCTGCTTTACCTATTATTACAAAGTTTGGAACAGGCTACGTTTTAAGTTTAGGTTATGAGCCGGGAAGTGAAGCCTCTAAATACTATGACTTTGTCAATAAAGGGGTTAAAGGTACTAAGAACGTAAAGGCAGATAGCAAAACACCCTATGCTTTTAAGACCAATAAAAAAGCCGTGCCGGTTAGCTCAATAGAAAAATGGCTTAGTTACAACAAGCTCAAATCGGTATCTGTATCGAGGTACACAAGACTAGGAACTGAGAGAAAGGGAATAGAGGGCAAGAAGTCCTTAGCTTTTTTAATAGCCAGAAGCATACACAGAAAAGGTTTAAAATCTACACACTACTTTGACAGAGCAGTAGCTCAAATATTTAATAAAGAATTTATCCAAAATTTAGCAGTCGCATTAGGTGGCGATGTGCAAATTCAAATAAAACAAACAATCAATGGCAATAACAATAACAAGTAGCCCTGCGCCTTATTCGTCAATGCACGATAACTTGTGGTTCGTTTCAAGTTCTACTAATAGCGGAACTACAAATTTCAAATTTGTTTATGATGTCTATATAAACGGCAGTCAGGTAATTAGGTCAAAAGTATTCCCTGCTCCAAGTGCAGAAGGTAGCTATGGGGTGTTTAACGCTTCTCCAATGGTTAGAAGTTTCGTAACTAATTACTTTGAGCCTTCTGGCAACTCAATACTTGTGGCATCAAACGATAAGATTAAAGTAGATTATCAAGTAAGGATAGGCGAAGAGGTTAGCGGTGTAACTACTACTAACTTAGCTTCCGGCAACTTCTCAGCTTACAACTTTGTACCGCCATTGTTTGCAGATGTGTTCCTGACAAAGAACCAGACCCCATTAGTGTTATCAGACTATTACGATAATTTACTATTAGAAAACTTTACTGATGACTTTTTGACTGAGAGAGATACAGACGAGATAACGTTAGAATACGGAGATAACTTTTACATTACGTTCCTTCGCATATCAACAGGCGGCTATTCTGCTTGGGTTGAAGTAGTAGGGCAAAATGAAGCAGTAATAAATACAGTATCCGGCAATATAACCCTAAGCGGTCAGTTTAATATGTTTAACCTACAAGCCGGACATATTAACGCATTTGCTTCTGGAACTATAATAAACGAAGATACATACGGCTATAACTTCTATTTAAAAAGAGGTGGCGCACAAACAAGGGTTATCAAAATAAGACATAAATGCTATCCTAAATACCAACAATTTAATTTAGAGTTCCTAAATAGATTAGGCGGGTGGGACACAAAGAAGTTTGCCCTTGTAAATAGAAGGTCAAGCGAGTATCAAAGAGCATCATACAGGCGCAGCGATTGGCAGCTTGTAGGTGGGCAAATGACTAACATAGATGGATTTAACAGATATAACGAAACGACTTTTAACTATGCTATTCAGCATAAAGATAAATATAGGCTTACTTCTGATTGGGTTAGCGAACAAGACTATTCGTGGTTGGCTCAGCTTGTATCAAGTCCTATTGTATATATGGAGGTACTTGGTGCATACTTCCCTGTTACCATAACGACAACGAATTACGAGTATAAGCTAGAAAGCGCAGACAAACTATTTAATTTTGAAATTGAAGTAGAAGTAGGCAAATACTTAACAAGCCAATTCAGATAATGATTAGCACAGAGATATACATAGAAGAGCAGAAGATTGATTTATTGCAGGATATATCTACCGAGTTCACATATGCCATTGATGACGTGAGTGAGTTTGGTAGCCGCAATACATCATACAGCAAAACAATTAGCATTCCGGGAACGGCAAATAACAACCTTGTCTTTGGTTACATCTTTGAACTTAACAATGCTAACTTCACAGACAACACGCTTCCGAACGTAGGCTATAATTTCAACGTAACTAAACAAGCTAACTGCAAAATCTTTATTGATAAGGTGCAGATATTTAAAGGCACTTTACGAATTTTGGAAATAGTTATAGACAAAGAAACTATTGAATACCAATGTAGCGTAGTAGGAGAGCTAGGCGGGTTTATTAATCAGTTAGGAAATAAGCGTTTAGAAGATTTAGATTTTAGCGAATACAACCATACTTATAGCGTTGCAAATATTAGCAACAGTTGGGATAATGCCGGAGGCTCTGGCTATTACTATCCTTTGATTGATTACGGAAACGTTAGCACAGGAGTTAATGGAGTAGCTAAAAGGGACTTCCAATATACAACTTTTAGACCTGCTTTGTATGTTAAGGAGTATATACAAAAGATATTTGCCGGAACAGATTACACTTTTAACTGCCCGTTCTTTGATGAGCCTTTATTTAAACGCTTGATTATACCTCACAACCAGACAAACATAACAACGTTAAATAATACAAGCCTTAACGCAGCAGCTAAACAAATAAGGCTAAATACTAACATAAGCGCATATGTTGAGTATACAATGGTAACGGCAGGTAACTTTTCACTTGAAATCTTAGGACAGTTATTTACCTACAATGGAGTACCTACATTAACAACAAATATAAATTTTTTATTAAGAGGTAACGTTGTTTTTTACAATGTCAATATACCAAACTATTCTCTTATACTATATAAGAATAACATAGAGATAGGCAGACAGGACTTTGATGCAAGTGTAAGTAATTTTATGGATTGTCAGTTTACATTACAAGGCATAACATTTGCTACTAACGATACAATGTTTGCCGAAATATCAGGCAACGGAATAATTATTGACACTACTATTGGAGAAATTAATGTAACAACAAGCACACCTACACAAGTACAGGTTAATTTAGGAGAAACAATTAAAGTAAACGATGTTATTCCAAAAGGTATATTTCAATCAGATTTCTTTTTAAGCATCGTTAAGATGTTTAACCTTTACGTTTATGAGAATAAGTTTAACGACAAGGAGCTGGTTATTAGTCCTTATGTGGACTTCTATCCTGAGGTATCGGCTAATGCAGAAGATTGGACTAACAAAATAGATAGAGCAAAGCCTTTAAGCATAAAGCCAATGAGTGAGATAAATGCTCGTTACTATAATTACAAGTTCAAGGCTGATAATGACTTCTATGGCGAGAACTACCGCAAAAAGTACACAGAAGGCTATGGAGATTTTATTTACGATACTGAGTTTGACTTTGTAAAAGAAACCGACACCTTAGAAGTTATATTTGCAGCCTCTACATTGTACCAAGCAACAGGGCAAGACAAAGTATTTCCGGCAATCTATAAGAAGTCAAATACTAATAACGCAGAGGATAGAATGGATAGCATTATACGAATAATGCAGACTAAGAAGATTACAGGTGTAGGCAGTTGGAATATTATGAACGGAGCAACTAATTTAGCATCTTATACAAGTTATGGTTATGCCGGACACTTAGATGACCCAATTAACCCTAATAACGATATAAACTTTGGCGCACCAAAAGAGCTACAATTTAGTCCTAATAGATACCCAAGCACAAACGTATTTAATGCTTATCATAGTCCTTATATTGCAGAGATAACAAGCAAGGATAGTAAGCTATTAACCTGCTTTGGTTTACTTGATATTATAGACATTTTCAACTTAGATTTTAGTAAGTATGTATTTATAGACGGGGTATTATTTAGACTTAACAAAGTTGAGAACTTCAACCCAATGGAATACGATACTACTAAACTATCATTTCTTAAAGTAATAGAAACAAAATACTAATGGCACAAGAGAACGTAGGTATAAATATTAACGTACAAGGCAACGCAATTGAATCGATAGGCAACGTTAAAAAAGCATTAAGAGAAGCTAATGCCGAATTAATTACTGCACAATCTAATTTTGGCGATTACTCAGACGAAGCAATAGCAGCAGCAAAAAGAGTAGCTGAATTAAAAGATAGGATAAGCGAAGCAAGAGAAACTGCTGACTTGTTTGACCCGGGAAAGAAGTTCCAAGTATTTGCAGGAGCTATTAACGCGGTTGCAGGTGGCTTTACTGCCGTACAAGGTGCGCTTGGTATAGTAGGTGCCGAAAGTGAGGAACTGCAAAAATCTTTGTTAAAGGTACAATCTGCATTAGCCTTATCACAGGGCTTGTCTGCTATTACTGATTCTGCAAAAGACTTCCAACGACTTGCAACAATTGTAAAAACAAATGTGGTAAGTTCATTCACTACTTTGCGTGGAGCTATTATAGCAACAGGCTTTGGTGCTCTTGCTGTTGGATTAGGATTAATAGTTGCAAACTTTGATAAGATTAAACAAGTAGTCCTTAATTTATTTCCTGGACTTGGTAAGTTAGCTAGTTTTTTTGGAGATTTAGTTACAAAAGTTACTGACTTTGTTGGTATTACATCACAAGCAGACAGAGCTTTGGAAGCATTAGAAAAAACAACTAAGCGAAATAACGAAAGTATTGCTGCACGAATTAAAATACTTACTGCACAAGGCGGAAAAGAAAAAGAGATTTACGAGCTTACAAGACAACAAGGAGAAGCAGAACTTAATGCGTTTAGGAAAAGATTAGCCACAAAAGGTAAGCTAACAGAAGAAGAGCAAAAAAGGTTTAGGGAGTTAGATGTTGAAAGACAAGTATTAGCAGCCCAAGAAAATAAAAGAATAGAAGAAGCTGCAAAACAAAATGCATCAAAATCTAAGGCAATATCTGATAAATTAGCAGAAGAACAAGCTGCAAGATTACAAAAGCAAATTGATGACGAAAGAAAACTAACAGATGATTTATTAGCTGAATACGATAAGAGAAGGAAAGATGCAGTAAATGCAAAAATTCTAACACAAAAAGAATTAAATGCGTTAGATGTTGAACAAGCAGCAGAAGCTGCAAAAAAGCAGCAGGAAATAGATGATAAAAGAATAGAGCAACAAAAAAAGGTTGTAGGTTCTACTACTAACTTTACTTTACAAGCTATTCAAACTCAACAGAAGGCAACTGAGGACTCAGCTCAAAATGTAAATGCTGTAAATAAATGGTTAGCATCTGAGGATAAGAAAAGATTAGATGCAAAGGTTGCAGATACCGAAAGCGCGTTGTCTTTACTTAGTGCTATTATAGACCAGAATAGTGTTGCAGGTAAAGCTATCGCAGTTGCACAAGCAATTATAAATACTTATCAAGGTGCTACAAGGGCATTAAGTCAGGGCGGTGTTTTAGGTTTTGTTGGTGCGAGTGCCGTAATTGCTGCCGGTTTAGTAAATGTTAAAAAGATTGTTAGCACAAATATTCCTTCTGCAAAGGGTACAGGTACAGTAGGCGGTGGCGCATCTGCTCCAAGTATATCAGCAGCAGCCCCATTAGCACCCCCACAACCACAAGCACAAACAACTACATTAGATAACCAGACAATTAACGCAATAGGCAATCAAGCCGTTAGAGCTTACGTTGTTGAGAACGATGTAACGAGTAACCAACAACGTATCGCAGCTATTAAGCAAAGGGCAAGGTTCGGTTAAATGATAACAATTTAAAACACTTAATATTTAAAGATATGGATTTACCTGTTTATTTATTAGACATTAGCGAGGATATAAATGACGATGCAGAAGTAGATTACGTTGCATTAGTTGATAGACCTGCTATTCAAAAGAATTGGAATGCCTTTAAAAACCAACAACGCTTTGAAGTGGTTAGCGAAGATAAGCGAATTATCTCTGGCCCTCTTATGTTGGCTGATGTGCCTATTTTTCGTAGTGATGCTACTTATGGCGATTATTATGTGGTGTTCTCTAAGGATACTATTTTTAAGATTGCTCAAAAGTTTTTCAAAAAAGGCTACCAATCAAACGTAAACTTAATGCACTCTCCTGATGCTCAGGTAGAAGGGGTTACTATGTTTGAGAGCTTTATTACAGATAAGAGCAGAGGCATACAACCAATGAAGGGTTTTGAAGATGCACCAGACGGCTCGTGGTTCGGTTCGTTCAAAGTAGAAAATGATGCAGTATGGAACGATGTTAAAGAAGGCAAATTCAAAGGGTTTAGCGTAGAGGGTTTATTTACTTACAAGCCTAAGCCAAGCAAAGAAGAAGAAGAAATTATGAATGCAATAAAGGAAATATTGCAACGGGTTAAATGATAAACTAAATCTTTTATTAATATTTAAACAAAAAGAATGATGAACGCAAAAGATGCAATTATGCAAATTAGGGCTTTGTTCGAAGATATGCCACCAGTAGAAGCTCCGGCTCCTGTTGAAGCACCTATCGAAGAGGTACCTGTTACATTCGCAGAATATAGCCTTATGGATGGGACAAAGGTTATGATTAGCGAACTTGCTATCGGTGGTCAAGTTACCCTAGCAGACGGAACTCCTGCTCCTATGGGCGAACACCAATTAGCTGACGGCACTCAAATCGAGTTAGACGAAGCCGCTAAAATTATCTCTATTGAAACCCCAGAAGCAGAAGCGGAAATCGCTGACGAAACTCCTGCTGAAATGGGTAAGAAGTATGACGAGAAAATGGCTGACGAAATTTCGAACTTAGTAGCTGAAAACGAAAATCTTAAATCACAAGTAGCACAATTAGAGGCAAAAGTTAAGAATGGTTTTAGTCAAGTAGCTGAACTTATAGAAGCACTTACTAAGACACCTAACGCTGAACCTATTGCGCAGCCAAAACAAACATTCGGTTCTAACGTAACTACAAAAGATATGAAGTACGAAAGAATTGCAAAATTTAGAAACGCTTTATTAAACAAATAAAAATAAAATAAAATGGGATTTGATGTATCTGCATTAGCAAACTATACAAAAGAAAACGAAGCTCTACTT